GCCATTGTTTCATCGCTCAATCCACCGAAGGAATCGCAGATAACCACGCGAGCGGTTTCGACTTTCACAAGCTTAGGGTGATGGAAGACTACGTGCCAAGGACCGGGAGTGTGGGTTTTCATGGGTTCAGGCGCGAAGGGCTTTGGTTTCAATCGCAAGTCTGACATTGTCGGCTTCCTGTTGCTGGCTTTCGTTCAGCGGTTTTCCGTCGCAAAGAATGATGGTTGGAATGTAGGAGTTTTGACCATTGGCTCGCTTAACCGCACCCGAGAAGCGATAGGATGCGCGCACAGCGGCTTTGATTGAAAGATGGGCCGAGACGGTCCGGTCGTTGAACGTGTCGTGTAGGGTGAATTTCATGCTTTTGATTTGTTGCGGATAGATTGGCCTACCCTTTCGCACCACACTTTCGCGTGATGCGCGGAGGATGGGCCACTCAATCGAGACTAGACCAGAGGGCTGTCTTGTTCCGTAAACCGGAATAGTGGACCTCGTAAATCGGAGGATTGGCAACGCCAGTCTCGCGCCATAGGTCAATTTGCTGGCGAGCGTAGGCGACGGCGTCGTCTTGGGACTTGGCCCAATGGACAAGTTGAGGTTTCGACCCGCTCGCAAGAGAGGTCTGCATAACGTAGTAGTTCATGGATGCGCGGGGGATGGGTTAGGCTGTCATCGAACGAACGGGGCGATTTCCAGTTCAAGCTCACGAATGCGAGATTGCAACGCTTCGATTTCCGCAAGGTTCGATGCGACAAGCTCAGGCGTGAAATCGGAACGGAACGGCGCAATTTCCCAAAGCTCTTTCAAGGTGTCCCCGTCACGAATAGAACCGACTCCGAAACTCTGTTTGACGTAGGCGACAGAACCGCTTCTCGTCGGATAAGTTGCGTCAATTTCAACGTCAATGCGCCACTCGGAATGGCGGAAGAAAACGCGGAAGCCGCGCGCGCGGAAATCCTCCGCAATCGGTTCGACAACCGCTCGAGATTGCGCGGTCCATGAGCGGTGAGGCGTTACCTTGTGAACTTTCTTCCCAACGAAAGGCGCGAGAGCTTCGCGAAGGCGCGCGGATAATTCATTCGACGCAATGGCAACGCGGTTGACGGTTTCAATGTGGAGCGGATTTGGCTTCATGGATGATTTAGTTTTGATTCGGGCTGGATTACCCGCTATTCCCCACCGTTGCCGATGGGGAAGCGCGGGGAATCAGCGGGAACCTTGCGATTCGGCAATGTCTCCCCATGAAGCGATTCGGTAGTGTCCATTCATTCGGACAATTGTCGGCGCATAAGTGTCGCCCGTGTTCAAATACTCAACCAAAGTTCCGTTCCTAGTTTGGAAAGATTCGATTCCGAATGTCTCCAGTAACGCGTCAAGGCAGTGCAGGCGAACGTCGCTTGTGGTGGGCGGATTGTAGCATTCGCGAATGCGCGACAATCCTGCGGGGAGCGTTTCCAATTCAGCGCGGCGCATTCGGAAAACCGCTTTCGCTTGCTCTCCTTTACCAGGGAAAGCGGATTCAATGGAAGCGACGGACGGGGAACGGAAACGGGGATTGTGGATTGTGGTTGTCATGGGATGGGATGGGATGGGATTAGCGTGACAAGATTGCCGGAGTTTCGACTTCATGGATTCCTAGCAAGTAACCTTTGCCAGTCGGCACGGTCAAATACTCGCCATTGCAAAGCGAAACGTGAACCTTGCCGGATTCGATGGACGAATACCATTTTGCAACCGGCTCCGGCAATGCGCCGGAAACGTAGTGGGATGTTTCGTTGCCGCGGGGATAGGTACGGCGGACTTGTGATTGAGGTGCAAGGTACAAGATAGGTTTCATGGGATTGGATTTGATTTGATTCGGGCTGATTACCCGTTGCGCTTCACTCTTTCGAATGAAGCGACACGGGGAATCAGTAGCGTTCGATTCGTTGCAACGCGGATTCGATTGAGCGTTTCAAGTCGGCGCGGATTGAGTCGTTGAACTTACAAGCGGCTTCGCGAAGCTTTTCGGCATCGGCTTTGGCGCGCTTTTCGATTGCTACGGCTTCATCATTGGCTTGGCTGATTAGCTTTTCGCAGTGGATGCGCGCTTCATGGATTGAGAGAGCGTAGGTTTCCGGCGGATAATCGCTTGCAATGGCGGATTCGATTGAGGGGAGTTGATCGGCAAGCCATGCGCCGGAATAGGAATCACGGCCAAGCTTGGCGATGGTTTCGCGGATAATTTGAATTTCTTGGGATTTGGTCATGGGGATTTATAGTTTGAGTTTGAACGCTGAGTTCTACCCACCGTCACCGATGGGTAGCGGTTCAGGATTCAAGCTTCAACGGATTCAAGTCGCTTGCTTGCTTGCCATGCCTTCCTAAGTGATTCGATTTCACCTAGAGTATCTAAGTCGCAATCGATGCCTTCATCCTGAAGTGACGAACAAATTCCGTCCGTATCGTCGCCTAACATGGAAACGAGGAGTAAATACTTCTCCCGATTGGCTAGGCTGAATTCAGCCTGAACCGCACGGCGATAGGCCAGAAACTCCGGTGAAAGGTTGGCTTGCTTCTCCTTTACTTTCGTCCAATAGGTTTCAACGGAAACGCCCTCCTTAAGGTGAACAACTTTCCATCCTTCTCCTCGATTGCGGAGAACTGCGCCGTTTGACCGGAGACTGAGTGAATACTTTAACGCGTTGACGCGTTCGACTTCGATGCCTTGCTTGCTTAGGGTTGCCATAGTTTTGTTTAGTGGGTTGAGGTTCAGAGTTGAGAAGCGAAGAAAAACCAGTAAAACGCGTAGCTTAGGACGGCGTAGAAAGCGGCCATGGCCACAACGGACAGGGTTTTTTGACGCAGGGTTTTGTTCACGGAGGACAGACTAGAGTGGGGAGCGGAAAAGGTCAAAATGTTTTTTCGTTTTTTTTCAATAGTGAGTGAAAAGCGGGGATTTGCTGAGGAAAACGAGGGAATTGACAGCGTCAAGATTGGGAGACTAGACAGCGTCTGGATTCGAAAACGAGCGATTGCCATGGGCTACCTTGGATTGCAAGGTACGGGAGATGAAAGCGGAACAATGGACGAAAGCAAAGAGCCTCTATCTAGCGGGGAAGACATGGAAAGCGATTGCAAGCGAAACGGGGCTGAACCAAGCGACTCTATTGTCTAAGGCGTCAAGGGAAGGATTGCCCAAGGTACGGAAGGAGATGCGAAACACCATTTCCCCTAAAGATAATGTTTCCCTAGAAAGCCTGTCCGCCCTGGTGCGAAGCAAACTAGCCGCCGATGCCGCATCGACATTGGAACGCATCGACAGCTACGCGTTGGAAGGAATCAAAGACGAATCAACACGGGAGACTATCCTTGGGAGCGTTGCCAAGCGGTCAGCGTTGGTTTTCGGATGGTCAGAGGCTGGTGAGCAAGCGTCTGTCAGCATCAACTTGCTTGGGTCGATGCCAGATCGGATCCAGCCTGAGGTTGTTGTCCACGGAAGCCCGGCATCGGACACAGTCCGATAATGCATATTATCAGACTATAGGTGGACATTTTGTGTCCTATGGGTCGACGGACAGAAAAGAATTGTTTTCCTAGGGGCTGGCACGGACGGTGACGCCTAGGGGGCGGCCCCCTTTGGGGGTGGGCTTCGTTTACGATACCCCCCTCAAAAATTTTCCGACCTTTTGACCATGATAAACAAAATCAAAATCGGTCAAACAGTTTCTTTATCCTATGCAGAACGTAAGCTCGCTCATTTTTTGGCGAAGCATAGGAACGGTAACAATCGTTCGTTCAACAAGGTGAACTTGAAGATCAGTTTGGAGGACGCGCATACGGTTGATTTGGAGGGTATGTGTGGCGAGATAGCGTTCTGTAAGCTGTTCAATGTGTATCCTGATTTGGATACGGAGCGTGAGCCGCCGCATCCGCTTTATGACTGTGTGCTATCGAATGGGATGAGGGTGGATGTGAAGACGACGAAGTACGAGAATGGGAAGTTGTTGGTGGATGCGCGTAAGGGTAAGAAGACGGATGGCGTGGATTTCTATGTGTTGATGACTGGAAGTTTCCCTGGGCCGTATGCGTTCA